CTGTAGTGACCCATATTCATATAGTAACAGTCAAGTGTCCTCAAATCTTCTAGTTCAGTCTTGTTCTCACTACGAACATCAAACTCCATAATAGACTGACACTTATTCACAATCGCTGAAGGAACCTCAACAGGTTGCTTAGTAATAGGACTAGTAATGTATACTGGTGCCAGTGCTGCAATCAAATACATCATTTAATGTAACCCTCTTCTTTCAACCATTTTTTAGTGAGTGGTGTGGGTGGGTAGATATCCCACATAGGTGTGGATGACGCACATGCCTCAAGAGCATCCTTTGTCATATTAGCAGTATGACCTGCCCAGAATGCTTCTGCCTCCCAGGGCACAGCATGGTTTGCATAGGTACGCTCTACCATCGATCTCCAAAGTCCAGGCACATCTTCTTCTGGATGAATGATTGCCATCATACTATTATTGATGGTGCCAGCCATGCAATCCTGTGCAGCGTGCCATCCTTCATGACGCATTACAGACATCAGGGTTCCTGGTCTATGCATATGACGAGTATTCAGGAAAAAGTTATTTCCCACAGTGTGGTATACACCACGATGCATCTTAGGGAAATACCGTTGGTCTCCTAGAAAAACTTTAACTCCGATCTTATTAAGTGATCTGAGGATTGAGTTAAACTCATCAGCAACCCCAGAATAATTAGTGTCGGGATAGTAATCCGCAATATCTTGAATACTAGTGATTCGTTTGACATCTTTGGTGCAGTCTCTTAGTAGCATACAACCCATGGAGTCCATGGTGTTCCAACCTTTTACTTTAGGTTCGGCGCCAACAGGCAGTGCCATTCCCAAAAGTAAACCTGCAATAATAATGCTTTTCATAATTTAACGAAATTGATTTTGACCGTTACCAGAAGTCCAACCACCAGGTCCAGACTGGAAGTTCTCAGAACCACCGGGAGGATTGAGTTGAACAGTTGTGTTTTGGTTTTTGGTTGCCTTATTATACATCACATTATGGATGTTGTCAGGCTCATTAGTAGGAGGTTGTGCCTCTTTCTCAATTGCCTCTTTAACTTTCATTTCAGTTTCTTTGGCAATAGTCTTTTCAGACTTGATTGGATTGGCAAACCAAGGATCATAAGGAGGAACCAGTGGTGCAGGTACACCAATGTATGGTTCTTTATTAGGATCTACTGTGCAAGCAACCTCATCATTTACTTTCCAAGATCCACCAACACCACCATCCATATTTACAACGATATCATCACCCTTCTCAGGTTTGGTAAGAAGTTTTTTGATAAGTGCCTTGATCATGAGAATACCATCCGTTTAGTATAGTTATATGAGTAATATTCTCTATTACCCTTGATACCCCATCCTAACCAATAATAGGCAGGTTTCATGTATTGAGAGACAGTTTGACCTCTGCCCTCAAAGCGTGGTAGCACTGCTTGGAACTCTTTCTCATTAATCATGAAGCGAACTTGACCTTCAAGGGTTGAAGGGTTCAATCCATACTTATTACAAAAAGACCCAAGACTACGATAGCGTCCAATAGTGGTCCATTGAATGAGACCATAACCACCATAGTGGCAGTTCTCATAAGATACCCTTGCACCACCCTCACAGATATTGGCAGCGAAGTTTGATTCTTGTTTGATATTACCAAGAATAGTAGCAAGAGCATTACGATCAGAAATCATCGTATGCTTTTGAAGTTGAGCAAGAACAAACTTTTCCTCTGGGGAACAGTCTGGACACTTCCACGTTTTCACTATCTTAGGTGGTGCCTCAACAGGTGGAGGCGGATACAGTGCGTGCACAGGCAGCACTGATGATAGTGTCATAACAAATAAGGATTTAATCATAAATCAAATTGTATTCATACATTTCATTGTCAGGGTAGTAAACTTTGAATAGATCGTAAGCTTGTGTATGCTCACCTTGCTCACAAAGTTTTTTTACTTCTTCAAGAATTCTTTTTTTGAACTCTGCAGAAGGACCATTAGACATACTAGTCTCCTATGTACTCTAGTGAAAAAACATCATGGTCATCAATGTCAGGATTTAACCACTCAGAGAATTCTGATTGAATCGCGTATGCGTTCTCAAGGTCTTCATCACAGAGAGTATGTATACGGTCTACTGCCCAGTCATGTGTCAGTTTGAGTGTTTCCACCAAAGTTGCCATAATCTTTTCGCATGTAGCGTCCTAGAATGTTACCATTATAGTATGCTGGCGTGCCGTCGTCAAGAGCCTCACTTAGGACGTTATTTAAGAATAACTGCTTCGTTTCTTCGTAGTTACACTCGCTTAGTTTGAGATGGAGACTCAGTATCTCTCGTGTGAAAGTTTCCTTCCCAAACTTTTTTAAATCTTCTTTAAGTTCTGGGCAAGATCCGTAATACTTCTTCCAATCGGATTCCTGCTTTACTTTTCGTTTTTTACCTGGCGGTTTTCTAAATGACCAGAAATATTTTCGCCCAATATAGCAGCGTTGATTCTGCGTATTGGTTATGCGATAGACAAACCCAAAGTTGTCTCCAATGTCGTCGCTACCAAAGGGTACCTGATTATATAACCAGGGATTATCATAATCGATATTAATATTTAGGTTATCAGACATTTCACGATCATTATGATACCTTATATATGTTCATAAATACTTAGAAAACGCGAAAGCATAATGTCGGTATATGTAAGAAATATTGTTATTGATACACATTCAGACTTTTCTGAAAACTTTGAATTGATGAATATAAATGACTCTCCATTAAATTTGAGTTCATATACTATTCACTCTCACTTAAGAAAAACTCCTAGTGCTGTTGGTTTCACAACAATAGGAATAGGGACCGATAGTGCTTCAGAAGGAAAGATCACACTATCCATAGGAAGCACAGATACTGGTAAATTAAAACCAGGAAGATATGTATATGATGTTCTTGCTATTGACTCAAGTGATAGTAGATCAATTGTTGTAGAGGGAACCGCAATGGTTCGCCAAGGAATAACCACGAATTAAAACCATGCCAATTTATGTTTCCAATATTGTAATACACACAGGAACTGATTTCACTCAGACTTTTGTGTTTGAGAATGAAAGCTCAAACAGCCCTCTTGATCTGACAGGTTATACTGGTAGTGGTCAAATAAAAAGATATGATAGCTCATCAAAAGCAGCAGATTTTACTCTTGATTTTGGTAATACAACACAAAGACAGAATGGTAGACTAGTCATAAGCATGTCTGATGCAGTAACTAGTAGTATAAAAGCAGGTAGATATTTTTACGATATAAGACTTACAAGTTCTGCTGGAAAAATAGAGAAAGTTGTAGAAGGAGTTGTAATAGTAAAACAAGCAGTTACCAGGATATAAAAAAAGAGAGTCCTAAGACTCTCTGTATGCTTCATATGGGTCGTAGTCACCAAACAAGAAGTGATCTGATTTTGCTGCTTCTTTGTATGCAGTAATGCTTCTAGAGACTAAATCCTGCGAAAGTGTCTTTGGTAACGTCTTGCTTGATTCCTCCGATAATGTAGGATTCGACTTCTGTTTCTTGGGGTGCAACCTGAAGACCTTTTGAAGAAATCCAATGCTCCGTCCAAGGAAGTGGGTTGTTCTTTGCTGGTATGTCATAGAGTGGTTTTAATCCGATTGCTTTCATTCTACGATTAGCAATCCATTCGACATACTGCTGAAGCAATTTGTCATTTAAACCAATCATAGATCCATCTTTAAACAAATACTCCGCCCAGTGCTTTTCCTGGTTCACTGCATTTTCAAAGGTTTTGTAAACCCAGGGTTCTTCCTCTTGAATGATTTTCTTCATCTCTGGATCATCACCGTTCTTCCAGTTCTTAATAATGTTTTGGGTGATTACCAGATGCTGGTTTTCATCACGGGCGATTAGACCGATGATCTTTGCACTTCCCTCCATAAGCTTGAGTTCGCCAAATGCAAAACTGCAAGCGAATGATACGTAAAAGCGAATACCTTCAAGAATATTAACGTTTGCAACTGCTCTGAAGAGTTTGCGCTTGAGTTCATACCTTGATTCTACGGCGGTGGGGACTTGTTCTAATGCGTGTATCCAGTCGTTAGAAGACCCATAATGTTGAGCAGAATTAATGAAATCGTTATACGCCTCTGTGACGGACACAGCGCGTTCTAAAATACGATCATCACTGAGAATAGTATCAAACACATCAGAGGGGTCTGAATACACGTTCTTGATAATGTAAGTATAGGAGCGACTATGGATCATCTCCATAAACTCCCACACCTTCATACATGCCTCTAGTTCAGGCAGTGAGCAGTATGGAGCAAATGCCATACCAGGTCCACGACCCTGCACAGAGTCCAGCATGACCTGATACTTCAGGTTGCTGGTGAAGATGTGCTTCTGTTCTGGACGCAATAATTGATAATCACTGCGGTCCTTCTGGAGGGAGACCTCTTCTGGTCTCCAGAAATATCCTAGTTGTTGAGTGGTGAGTTTTTCAAAAATGGGATACTTGTAAGAATCGTATCTTTGAACTCCTAGGGGTTTTCCGAAAAACATCGGTTGTTTCTTTGTGTCTACCTCTTCTGAATTGAATACGGTCATGGAATCGACAACAGGTTTTTCATCACTATTAGTTTTAAATCTTACAAGACTCACACTCTTCCTCCTCTGCGTTTTCTAATTGAGAAATTAAATTTTCAAGAGACTCTTTGGTTTCTTCAACCTCATCAGTCTTAATGTCGTAGGTGTTTTGATAATAACTGGTCTTCCAACCATACTTATATGTAGTCAGAAGGTCTTGTGCCATCACCGACACTGGCACTTCATTATCAGGGTAGTTCTGGGGATTGTAACTCCAGTTACCACTGATAGCCTGGTCAAAGAACTTTTGCATCACAGCAACAATGTTAATATACCCAGTGTTATTAGGCATATCCCACAGAAGCGTATAACTGTTCTTGAGCGTTTGATACTGTGGAACAATCTGCTTAAGTGGTCCTTTCTTTGACTTTTTAACGGACAGGTACCCTCTAGGAGGCTCAATTCCATTAGTTGCGTTTGACACAACGGAACTGCTCTCTGAAGGCATTTGTGCGGACAACGTGCTGTTC